ATCCGTGGGAAACACTGGAGACTGCTGGTGCGGGCGGAGCAACAACTGAAACGGTCACGGCGCGTCCAGCGTTTCCTCAGTGCGAGACTGACACCACTCGACTGAGCCTGATGAAGTCGTTGCCGGTGCGAAAGTTCGGACCTGCGATGCAGCCCAGATCCAAGTCTGCGCTTGCTACTATGGCTGCCGATCCAGTGACTGGTGACGATGTTTGGTGGACACCAAACGACAAGGGGTCGCTCGACCAAGGGAACGTCGGGCTTTGCACCGGAGCGTCAGTGGACGGAGTATTGTCGACGTATCCGTACGACAGGCACATGTCTCTGTCCGATGCAATTGCGCTGTACTCTGCAGCTACGAGGCTCGACCGTGGCTGCCAGATCACAGACGACACTTGCCGTGGCGCATACCCTCCCACGGACAACGGAAGCTACGCCACCAGCACGATGTCCGTGGCGTTGCGTTGGGGATGGGTGCGCGGAGTACGCCAGATTGAGCAATCCCCTCAGGGGTGGCATGACGCTCTGATGAGCGGGCCATGCGCGTTCGATCAAAACTGGTACTCCTCTGGCAACGTCACAGACCTGTGTGGAGCAACTAGCGTAACCGGTGACCTTCAGGGTGGACATTCGACTGAAGCACTCGGTTTCGACGTGCTCAACCAACGCATGTGGCTTCGCAACTCTTGGGGAGACTCATGGGGAGTTGGCGGTGGCTTCTACTACTACACCGTGTCCGATCTGTACCGGTTGTTCTTCTCGGGCGCCTACATGGTTTGCCCGATGGTGCCAGCTGCCTCGTGACACGAAAAGCGACCCCGGCCGTAGCGGTTCACGCCACTGCGACCGGGGTGTCTAACTGCGGCGAAACAGAAAGAGGTATGACGATGGCAGAGCCGGCCAAGAATGGCAACAGAAGACGGATCGGCGACACGGAAGTGCCAGAAACTCGCGAAGATGCGCGGTCTAGAAAACCAAACCCGCACCGGCAAGAGTATGCTTACTACATCGGCCAAGAGCTGCTGGGACTTCGTCTCGAGGGGATCGTCAGAGACAATCCCTGGACCAAGAAAGTCAAGTGGTTGGTGAAGTTCATTCGTTGCGGACACTACGCGCTGTTCGCGTCGTGCGTGATCCGTAGATACGAAAACGCTGAATTGACACCAATGTGCAACGAATGCGGAAACTGGGAAGGAGTAGTGAATGTCAAGAGAACTACAATCAATCGTGACGCCATTGAACGCAAACATCCTGTGGAACGAGCTGCTGTTGCAATGGGAAACATTGACTCGAAGGTTCCGTGGGCCAGAGGCGGATAAGCGCTTCCCGGAACTGTCAACTGATTCGGCTTCGTATCCTTCGCGTAAGGCAGTGAATCTCAAGATCGCGCATGCGTTCCTTGAGACAGGTCGTAACAAGTGTCGGTGCTGGAACATTGGTAATCGCAAGTACGGGCGCTCACGTGGTGACTGGCAGTTCTTCCAGTGCGGGGAAGAGATCCCAGTTGCAAAGTTGCCAACAGTGAAAGCAATGGGACCAAGCCTCGTGATCGTTGGCCCAGAATACATGCGTGACGGAGAAAGGTACGTTACGGTATCGTTGCTTCCGAAGCATCCGTGGTCGAAGTTCAGAGCGTTCGAGTCGCTCACTGCTGGTGTTGCTGACCAACTTGAGTACGTCAGCGCACCAGGCAGAGAAGACGTGCTTCTTGGGCTGATACATGGAGATCCGGAAGAGTACTGCACGGCGCTGCGCAGGCACGCGTACTTCACGGCGAATCCTGTTACATATGCTTCCTCACTTGAGAAAGTGCTCGAGAATGTAGAGCGAGAAACTGATGGGCTCTGGGAGAAGTGGGGTGAACCAACATGAGCTGGAAGCTCAAAACCCCTGCACAGCTCTACATGTGGATCGATGCATCTCCTGTCGATCCAACTCATCATGAGTACTCATTCAACTTGAGTCGCCCCACGTTCAGGTGCCCATACTGTGATGCCATTCTTCATGTGAAGGGCGGCATCTCGGTAATACTCTCGACTGACGACATGCTCAGAGAGTTCAACCTGATCGACATCATGTCTGTGAGAACACTGGTTGATTCTGCTCATCCGCTCAAGCGATACTTTGAATGGGCTGCAACCAAGTCAGAACGGCAATGCCAGTGTGCGTTTGCGCTGTGCCGGATAGGAAAGGAGGTGCAGAAGAAAAACGGAACCGCGTTGTCGGGTAGCAGATATCAGAGCAACAGAGGTAGAAGGAGGTACATGATATGAAGTCAATTCGACCAGGTGTGATGGTGGCAGGTGTCCACCCGGTTAGATTCGATCCAGACATATTGCGTTGGATTGTCAGATGCGGATGCGGAAGGCTGTTCCCTCGAAAGGCTAGGACACTCACTAGGTCCAGCAGAATCGGCAAAGTTGAGGTGTGCTCTTCCTGCAAGAAGCGCATCAATCTAACCCAGGACCAGATCGCCATGGGAGGGCCAAAGTGGTATCGGCAGCAAACGCAATGGCTCTACGCAATTGAACGCGGAGAGTTCACGTGTTTCCACTGCGGAAGCAAGTTCACTGCCGGATGGGGATGCGTACGGTGCCTGAAACACGTGTGCCCAGAGTGCTACTCGCTCGGGATGCACATGTGCGATGAGAACTGGGAGAATACGTTTGATGGCGAACAGAAGGACGAAGGTCTGTTCGAGCGGCGCTTGATGGCGCTTGAAAGAAGCAACAATGAAAACACAACAGAGAATGGTGACTCACCACTTGAGAGTGGAACTGACAGAGGACCAGATTCGCAAGTTCGCCGACGAGGCAGCGCATTGCGACAAGGAGATCTCGGACGTGACAGCTGCGTTCGAGGCTGTGAAGAAGCAGCACAAGGCGGAACTAGAGGAACTCGAGGCAAGAAGAAAAAAACTTCTCTCAAAAGTGCGTGACAAGTCGGAGTACCAGGATGTCGAATGCACGGTATTCAGCAACTACGAGCTCGGGAATGTTACAACAATCCGCAACGACACGAGAGAAACCGTGTCAGAGCGAGCAATGCTCAACGAAGAGCGCCAAACGTCGCTCCCGCTCTCAGCAAACGACTGCGAGTGTGATCTCGACGAACCGGGGGACGCGCCGTACGAAGGACCACTCGTCGGTGGAGCAAAGCGAAAGAAGGCAAAGAAGAAAGCAATGCGTAAGGCCAGAGTTTGACTACCACAGGGCGATCTTCTTGGCGCAGCAGATCCTTGCCGCGCCTCCAGTGAAGTCGTTCTCTGACCGCCCAGCGCTTCGTGAGCAGGTGCTGTTTCGTCTCGCCCTTCCGGCGGAGTATTGTCTCGAGGCGAACAAGTCAATGCGCAAGGCCCACATGAAGCACATTGGGTACTTGCGAGAGAAGAACCGAAAGGAGCTGTGGGCAGCGATTCAGGAGCAAAAGGACGATTGCTCGAAGTGGCGCAACTCGTGGCCACTGGATACTGTGTTCGCGAGGCCTCAGCTCATCGCAGTGAAGTTCTCAAGCCGTCCAAACGATGCTGGGTCGAACCCAGCAAAGCGAGCGATCGACATGATCGCGAAACCCAACAAGCGAGATGTCGCTGAACGACTAGGCGTCATAAGCAGCGACGCTCGCAGCGTAGTGCAGCAGCAACATTGGTGGGAATATCTCCCGCCCAACGAGCGCGCTTTCGTGCTCATTGAGGTAAGAGTATGATATCTATCACGATAGAAGTCTCAGAATCAGCACATGTGAATCTGATAAAACTGGCTCGCTATCTTACTGAGATCCCGATCGTCTCAGAGCCAGACGGAACAGCAGCAACGTCAACCGTGCCGACCAAGGTTACTGAGCTGGTTAGCATCATTCAGAGAGATGAAGGGATCACTAGCATCCTGAATAAGTTGATCGATGCCGACAAGAACTACTTGGTATCAACGAACGCATTGGCGATCCAAGAGGTAGTAGACGAAGACATGAACCAGGTGTCTCTGGTTTCAGAGTTCTGCACGCTTTCATTCAACTTGAGTGACCTAATGAAAGTGGTGAAGGCCTACTCATGAAACGGAACGGCTGCCGGTACCCGAAAGAGGGGGGATAGGGAATCGTGTACCGGCAGCCGCACTACGCTCACACTCGAACAGCAAGCAGGATACTAGACGCATCGAGCCGTTGCAATCCTTGAAGCCCGATTCGTCTATAATGTAAGTAATATCAGAAGGTTTAGAGAAGAACATGCACGAAGCAAGACGCGTACTCGATATTACGATTGAATTCCTTTTCCTGGTGGAAAGGATGGCGATTCTTCACAAGGATCTTGAGGGCCTAAAGGAAGCCAAGGTAATCAAAAACGAGCCAGTAAAGACGCTCGTTGAAACAATGCTTGGTTTCGTGATTGGGTACACGAAGCCATCGAAGCAAGTTCAGGCAATGGTCGACATTCGCGACTTGAAAAAACAGCTCGAATGCATCTTGTCACAGGTAAGCTGGATTCAACCGGATGCATCGAACCAGTTACGCTCGGAAGAGCGTGTCTCACCAGAGGATCGCACTGAAGAGATTCTCAATGAGCTGTACAGTCTTTCGCGAGGGCAACAGGAGATCCTCCAGCGAATAAAGCCGCTATGTGAGCGCAACTCTGCTTCAGATGAACCGGATCCGAATGAGACGCAGGAACCCCGATCGCTTCAGAGCGCAGAGGCAAGGGCAATAGAGTTCTTGACGCACATGACGTGCAGCAACTACGAAGCGAGCCTGCTCTGCAGTATGCTCTCATCTGCGTTGCGAGTCATAGAACCCCAAGGGGATTACGATGAGGCGCAAGTCAAGGCTGTTGATTCGTCGACTTTGGTGGTCTTCCTAAGGTAACCAATGTCAGAGCACTTCGACTTCGTTGCCGCGCGTGCGGCCGTGCTGGGGAGCCCACTGCGTGCGGTCTCGAAACTCGTGCTCTTGGTACTGATTGAGCACGCACCGAAGATGCGACCAGGAATCGGGAGGTTGATGGCGATGTCATCTCTATCCCGCAGGTGCGTGCTCTACGAGCTCGAACATCTGGAGGCCTCGGGACTGCTCACAATCTACCGTCGGCGAGGTCTCGTGAACTCCTACCGGCTGGCATCCGACTGGGTGGCCATGTTGGCAGATATGGCAAACCCGCAGTGCGAACTGGACTTCGCACGGGTGCACCACGTGCACGGGTGCACGCCATGCACTGGTGCACCAGATGCACGGGGGGTAGTGCACGTGGTGCACGGGGGTAGTGCACGTGGTGCACGGGTACCAGTGCACGTGGTGCACCCGAAGCAGGAAGAGAAGCAGGAAGAAAAGCAGGAAGCTGAAGCCGCAACGCGCCCGCAAGAGCGTGCGCGACGGCGGCAGCGGCAGCGGCAAGAGGCTGCGCCCGAGAGGGAGAACCAGACGCCCCAGCAGGCCTCGCTCCCGCTCCGTGGCCCTCTCGCGAGCCCCACGCCCCTTCGCTCGGAGCCACCGATCGAGAGCCCACGTGAAACACGGCGTGAAACGTCCGCAAACGGCATAGAGTTTTCGGGCGATCTGCTCGGCGCCATTCCGGAGGGTGAATCAGAGCGGACGTTGGACCAACGAAGGCGCGAGAGCAGAATTGAGACTGCGAGAAGGGTAACGAGGGAACTCCCAATCGCCGATCTCGCCCGCTACTGCCGAGAGCACCCAACCAACGCGGCAATGGTTGACGTTCACCTGCGACCAGAGGTCGTGCGGGTGCACGAGGCATGGGCAGAGGCAGTAGGCCTCCCCAATGTGCCTCTGGCTCCGTACTCGCGCAGCAATCGGCAATTGGCGAATATCCTGACGCTACTCGAGCAAGTGCCACTCGAGAGGATTCTGCGGGCATGCGAGATTGCCGAAACGGATCCGTGGTGCCGCGGGGAGATGCCATCGGACGGGACCAATCGTCGTCACGGAATCGAGGACCTGAGCATGGTGGTGTTACGCAAGCTACTCGAACAGGACGAGCCAGACGTGGACCCACGAGTGTCAGCAATGCTCGAGGAAGAGCGCCGTCGGTACTCGCGGGGGAACGTGCATTAGCCGTTTGAGGCGATATGGTAGTTTATTGCGAGTTCATCAATGGAAAGAACCGAATCCAGCAACATTCGTATTATATTCGTAGGCCTTTGATTGAGCAGAAAACGGTGCAAGTATGAGTAATGTTTCGCTTTTTTCTTTTGCGAGTAACCCTTCGGAGCCGATAGAGCAATGGGGGGTCCCGTGCGTTTCCTCGAGGATTCCCCACGGGGTGCCTGAATTGCCGAAGGACACCACGGCTCGCGGCTGGGTAGCGTGGGTGAACCAGCACTTTCCATTCAGCGCCGAGGCGGAAGCTGGGCTTTTGAAGCGCACAGGACCCACTGAGCGCCTCGATGCGTCGCAGCTGAGGGAACTGTGCGGCGTCCGTTGCCGTGTCACTGCGGCGTGTTTGGCGCGCCTTTGGCTGCAGATGTGGGACAAGCAGGGAGAGACAATCAAACAACACGAAGAGCAGCGAGCGGCTGAAGAGGAACGCAAGCGGGCAAAGATTGTCGTCCTTGCTCGGGCGGCCCTCGCCGGCGAGCTCGGGAAGAACAAGCGGGAGCGCGACTCAGCCAGGGCAACAGCTGTCGAGTTCCTTGGGTCCACAGACCCCGGTGAGCGCGTTCTCTGGGAGCTTGAGGACTGGCAACGGATGCACGGATACCAGCGTGAGATTCGCTCAGGGCGTTACGCGAAGCGGCCGGTGCTTCACCGAGACCTGCAAGCGCGACGAAAGTTCAACGATGCCGTAAGCGACATCGACGAAGGAATCGGCTCGATTCGCTACGAGCCGCAACGTCAACAAGAACTGCTTCTCGAAGAGGAGCACAACCCGTGGGGTAATGATCCATGAGAGACGACCCGATGAAGCCCAGGATGTTTTCAGCTCAAGGACAGCGCAGTCGAGCTCGAGATTTGACGAGGACAAGACTCGCTGCAATCGAAGAAAGAATCGAAGAGAGGGAAAGCGCATTGCGTTCGCTGGAACGTGTACAGCGCGAACGTGCACTGCGTCCACCGACGACTCGAAAGCGATAACATGGCGAAAACGGCGAAAAAGAAAGAGAGCAGCAAAGCAAAGAAAGCGAACATTGGTGGACGTCGAGTGACTCAGGACAAGCTGGATCAGATTGCGGATCTGGCTAAAAAAGGCCACAGCATCGCATTCATTGCTCGCACGGTTGGCGTAAGTAGGAACTCGGTGACGAACGAATGTGAGCGTCGTTCGATCGCCGCGACGATCAAGAAGTCGCCCATATCCCCCAAGATGCGCGCCAAGGGAGTGAGACTGATCTCTCGTGAGATGGCCAGTGGAATCTGGGATCCTCGCCGTTGTCTCGACCTGGCACGCGTGTGGGGATATCCACCGAGCGAGGTGAGGCAATGGGCCATCTCGGCCGCAGCACGTGTCAATGCCAAGATCAGCATGTCGCAGCTGAGCGCGTACTTCATCGACACGCTGCAGCACCTGAAGGACTTGGCAGATATCTGCGAAGAGCACGGAAACTATGAGGCGGCAATCGGCGCAACCAGCCGTCTCGGCCAACTCATCATTGGCGTATCGCGCACAGCGTTAGAAGGCGAGCTCAAGCGTATCGGTCCGGGAGACGTGAGCGCGTCGTCGCCCGCTGAACAACTCATTGCATTGGGCTGGACCCCTCCTGTGCCAAAGGGACTGCCAGCGATATCGAGCGACGACAACACGCTCGACGCACTTGGGCACGAAGTTATCGAGCAGAAAGTAGGTACGTATGTCGTTGAAGAGAATCCAGGCAAGAAGGGTTAGACTATCGACACCGGCGCCCATCAATGGGAAAGGTGACATCGGCAATGAGTGGAACGTACTGAAGGTAAAGGACCTAATCGTGCTGCCCGACATTAGGCAAGCGCGATGCGTTCTTGACAGCGGAAGGGTCTATGTCGCAGTGTACGAGTGGTACGAGGTGGCAGACGAAAAAGAGCAAGCCGAGTACGAGGGCGAGTCGCAGTTCAAGTGTCCTGAATGCGGAATGGTCTTTCTGAACTCACAAGGGCTAGGTGGGCACATGGCGAAGATGCACCCTCGTGCCAGGAAGCAGAAGGACGAGTGATGAGACATCCGTCAGAAGAAGTAGAGCGAGCGTACGACGCGATTCGTGAGGTGGTCGAGACAGGCGACATTCATTGGTCAATAGCCGATCCGTTCTCGCATGGAACAAGTGTCTTCGACAGCGGCGCTCTACCGGATTACAAGAGGAGCGTGGCCAAGTTGCTGCGACACTCCAAGCTGTTCAGCGATATGGCTCTATCGTACGTTCTACACCCGAGCAGGGTATCAAGAACATGCGAGTACGAGCCGTTCGTCGGCCACAAGTGGGATGCGCTAGCGGCAGCAATGTCGCTGTACATCCACGAGCAGATGCAACCAAAAAGGAAGTAGGTGGGTATGTGCGGTATTCATGACGATACAATCAACGTGTGCGGTGTTGCAGACGAGAGAATGGTTGGAGCCTGCACGCGAGGATGGTGTGACGACGAGCAGTGGATTCGTTGCCCGCATCGCCATAGATCTGTGAAGTACACTCGACACGACAGGTTCGAGCAACTTGAGGAGCAATGCAGGGTAGCTATTGATGAGAGCAACGAAGAGAGTCGTTCTCTTCGAAACAAGATCGATTGTCTTGAGAATGGCATCGCTCACCTGAAGTACACGAAAGAGAGTCTAGAGAAGACCATTCTTGCGGTTAGGAAGGCCTTTGGGTGCGATTGATGGACAACGATGACGAGTTCGCAGAGGAGCTCAGAAAGGCTCACGAGTGCGTCGTTGCGGCATTGAAGACCGATGGCTGGAGCATGCTTGAACCATCTGGAAACAAGGCGATAGACTCAAGGTTCTATCGTGGAGCCATCCTCTTGATGCGCAACGCATCGGTGTTCATATCGAGCGCAGTATCGTCGCGCTATGAGCCAAAAACCAAGTCTGAGGTATGCCAGATGGGTCCGTTCGCTGGACACCGCTGGGACGCACTTGCGGTAGCCATGGCATGGCACGCATATCAAGCAGGGAAAAAGGAGCGAAAGAAAGAGAAAGATGAAAAACGTAGCAGTGATGTTTCTTGCGACAGCGCTAACAACACCAACGTCATGCGAACCGATGCCACAGGAGATGGCAGCAGAGGCAGTGAGTAGTACATCTGAAGGTTCGACGTACACGAACATGGGAGACGATCTTTGCAGCGTAGAGAGGGTACTACCGGCCGAGTACATGGCGTGCAACGTGGTCCACGGAGACTTCAGGGTGGCGCGTGACGCTGGCACAGGGTGCCGGGTAACCGGCAACAGGTACTCGTGCTACGCGACGCCTGATGAACGATTCTATGTTGGCGACTACCAGCTCGTGGACATCGTTCATGGAACCACTGACTGCCAAGGACTCTGCGGGCCAGGCGCAGTGGCGGTGGTGGTTCAGCACGGAGACGACGAGCTGTACCTGTACGAGGACTACCTCTGACGATATAGACTGGGCAACGTAGTAGTTCCTAGCCTGTTGATAGTGGCCTGCTCCTTCCGGACGCGGGCCATTATCGCATCCTCAATCGGGTCATGTGGCTTGAGCTCATCTTGCTTTTTAGGCGTTGCTGTGTAGTGCTTTGCCTCGCGGAAGCCGTACAACGTAGAGTCGCAGCGATGGTTCGCCATCCCTGGCATCTCGAGGATGCGATTCTCATCTTTCCAGATTAGGGCACCAGCCTCTTCGTAGAATCCCTCATACGCTGCTGGCAGGAAGATTACCTCTTCTCGCTCCACTGCGTCGTTGAATAGATCGATATACCCGCGCTTGTTCTGCTTTTCGGCGTTCTGCACGGGGATTGAAAAGCGTTTACGCATCTCGTCGATGTACCCCTTACCAAGTGCTCCGTGGTCGGCAACGACGCGATTGAAGTGGTAGATGGAGTCGAGCTCGTAGTAGCGCTCTGCTATGTCAGCAGCGTTGTTCGCGTTCTCTGGCTTGTAGCACTTCACTACGTACATCTGCTGCAGCTCCTCACAGACCGCATAGATCGTGAACGCAGTAGACCTCGATGCACCGAAGTCGATAGATAGCAGGTACCAGAACTTGTACCCACCATCTGGAAGGCATTGCTCGATTCGTGCTCTGATGGCCTTGCCGTACACGAGCATCGTGATGTCCTCGACCCAGAGCCCGTCGCGAATCTGTTTGCGACGCACCTCAGGTAGGAACGATAGGCTCTCGAGATAGTTGTCGATGTCGAGTCCTGGGTTGTCTTGCGCGTACGCCGGAACGAATACGCGTTGGATCACCCCGAAGTCATCACGCGATACCACTGGACCTTTCAAGCGATCAACTTCAGCAGCCTTGGGGACATTGAAGAACTTTACATGCCACTTGTGGGCGATACCGCCCGGGTTCGTCGTGAAGCGCACTCGTAATGGAAAGGCTTTAGGAAAGCCACTTTTGCGTCTCCGGAGACGCGCGAACATGCATGTGATGAGGTATGGGTTGAACTGCGTTGACTCGTCGAATCCGATGTAATGGAACTCCGACGATTGGTACTGTTCGAGGTCTTTCAGCTTGTCGAGGTACCCGAACGTGATTCGCGCCCCACTCGGGAAAGTCCACGTCTTGTCGAGCTCGCGCCACTTCGCCGGTGAGCGATCCCACCACTCGTGGGAGCGATCTAGAAGTGCGCCAGGGAGTGACAGTGACTTGAACGAGTTTCGCAACAAGATGGCGCGGTATGACGGGATCTCGATGCCTTGTAGTGCCGCCATGAGCTGGGCATCGCTCTTTCCTCCACCGCCGGCCCCACCGTACCCGACCACCTTATAGCGCATGCTCAAAAACAGCTGTTGCTTGGGACTTGGTGGGTGTGGGCAGTAGTCGGATATGCTCAGCTCAGTCATGTCTCAGTATTGACCCGGCTTTTTATGAGTGTCTAGTTCGCGTTATGGCGAACGGAACAGATGGCCTTCTTGCTGTGGTTAGGATGCTGCGCGACGAAGGACTCTTGGATCGTTGCACCGAGATAGAATTCAATGACGCAGGGGCTTGCAAGGTTGGTCTTGTCCCAGCCCGACAATCCCCACAACAAGTTGAAGCTGTAAACTCAGTGAAGACAGACCAACGGAAGTCAATCACTGACGCGCTGAATAGTGCGTTCCCAGGTGCCTACATTCCGAAGTTTTGATCATGAATTACGAACTACCTCAAGAGCAGTGGTACGACGGAAAGGTTGCACCTGGCGCAGATAGCTCGTGCATCTTTGAGCGATTCGACGCGATCAAGAGCAAGTCGAAAACGAGGATTGAGTTCTATCGGTTCTTCATGAGCCTGTACCACAACGACGCGATTGAGGGTTACGGCTCAGACAACTCAGTCGCGGTGATGCTTGGGCTAATGCGTGACGTGCTGAACGAAAACGCTATTCAGCGAATCACGTCAGTTCTGTGTGCCAAGTTCTCTCGCTCGAGGCCTCGCCCTTCAGTGCTAACTGATGAGTCAGACTTCGGTCTGATGAGGCGAGCCAAGGTTCGCGATCGGGCAATCTGGGCCTCGATGCGCAGGATTAGAGCGTACGAGCTATTCCGCCTGAGCGACCTCCACATGATTCTCTGCGGAACAGGAGCAATCTACGTCGGACACAGAAAGGGAAGCGTGTACGGTGAGATTGTCCCCCCGTGGGAACTGATGGTGGACGCTGCCGAGGCAAGGTACGGTACGCCACGCACTCTGTATAGGTGGCAGTGCGTCGACAGGAGACAGTTCGCCAAGCTCCACCCGAAGTTCAAGGAAGAGATCATGACGGCGAGGCCCACGTCATTCGATGACGTGAACTACCTCACAGGTGGCAATGGCGACATGATTGACGTCGTAACGTGCTGGCGGCTCCCCTCGTTTGAGGGAGCGGGAGACGGGCGCGTAGCAGTCGCAATCGACGGTACAATTATCGACGGTTGTGAATGGAAGCGCGACCACTTTCCAATTGCAATCTCCAGGTTTCTTCTGGCGCCACGTGGGTTCTTCGGCGTTGGCGCAGTGGAGACTTTGGTTGGGCTTCAGTTGGAGCTCAACCGCACCTTGATGGCACGTCAAGAGGCCATGGCACTAATCAAGCCGTACGTGCTTCTCGAGCACGGATCAAAGGTGGTGGAAACAGACTTCAGCGATGAATGCGGAAACTTCATCTGGTACAGCGGTACCAAACCAGAGATTGTAACTCCGTCCGCGGTGAACCCTGAGACATTCAATCATTCTGACCGTGTGAAGAGCTCGATGTTCCAGGTGTCTGGGGTGAGCGAATTCGCGGCATCTTCTATGAAACCTGCTGGACTAAACTCTGGCAAGGCACTGCGCGCGTACTCGGACATGATTGATGACTCTATTCACGACATCTTGCAGCGACGCGAGCAGCGCGTTGTCGACGTAGGCGAGCTCATTCTGGACGCCCTCGAGGACATTGATTCCTGCGATGATGAGGAAAAGAGTCCACTGGTTTACGTCGGTCCATTCGGGATCCAGAAGATTGACTTCTCAGAGTTCGCTGATGATCGCGACGAGTTCGTGCTCGAGGTGCAGCCATCTTCGTCGTTGTCTACGACACTCAGTGGCAAGCTCGAAGACCTTGGCGACATGCGAGATCTAGGGATTATCAGCGACCCACAACAGATGGGTGAGATGCTTGAGATGCCAGATCTGAAGTCGTACATGCGCAACAACAACTCGATGTACGAGTTGTTGCGTTACGTAATCGAAGAGAGAATCCTCGATGACGGTGACTCGATTACGCCTGAGCCAACGTGGGACATCGAACTAGCACTGAAGCTGTGCAGCCAGGCGATGAACCGTCTGCAGATGCAGACCAACGTCCCTAAGGGACGGTACGAGTTGCTTCTTGCGTTCTCGAAGAAGTGCATCTTCTATCAGATGGAAGCACAGAAGGCGCTAGCGCCATCTGCAACACCAGAATCTATCCCAGGCGCCGGATGTGGTCCGATGCCTGGCCAAGTGGAACCAGTGCAGACGCCTCCGATCCCAGGGCAAGAGGACCTACCACCAGGTCCGCTCCCTATGGGAACGGAGTAACCAAACCCAGGGTTCGCGTAGCCCAGGAGATACCCCGATATGGGAGAGCAGCATACACCGCCAACCGATACTAGCAACGCAGCAGCAACCCCTCCTGAGTCGTCAGATTACGACAAGGCGTTGGACTTTTTGACGTCACTGAGCGATGACGACGACGGTGATGATGATGAAAGCGTCGACGACGGAACTGTAGACGACGAAGACGATAACATTGACGACGGTGCTGGCGAGGCTGGCGAGAGCAAGAAACAAGAAGAGAAGAAGCCTGCGGCAAAGACCGCAGAGAAGAAGACCCCGGAGCAACTGGAGCGGGAGAAGCGAATAGCTGAGCGCGAAACGCGTCGCAAGGAGCGAGAGCGAGACCATGAGCTCACTCGCATCACCAACAGCGCGAATGCAGCGCAGCGTCTCAATACGAAGCTGACCAAAGAGAACGACGAGTTACGAGCAAAGCTCGAATCGCGTAGTTCGTCTAGGGTTGACGAGCTTGAGACAATCGATGATATCGTAGAGTACCTTGCCGAGAAGACCGGCAAGAGCACCGATCATTACTGGGAACAATTCGTTTCCAGGGTCGAGAAGCGTTCGAAGAACGGTGGCGACAGCGAGGCAACTCGAGAGCTCAGGAGGCTACGCGCCGAGCTCAACGAAGAACGAGAGGCGATCAAACGCGAGCGAGAAGAAGCGAAGCAAGAGCAGCATCGAGCTTCGCAAGCTGAGCAAGCTCGGCAGGTCCAGCAGAAGATCTCCGAGTGGCAAGACAACGTGGTGAAGGAACTGGAGGCTGACACCGAACGGTGGCCTTCGGTTTCCCACATACCGGCCAAGGCCTTGAGGATTCTAGCTCTCGAGGTGGTCGAGAAGGAATACGCTGCGACCGGCGTTGCTCTACCAATTGAAGAGGTCCTTGACATGCTCGAGGACGATTCACAGGAAGAGCATGCGCGATCCGGCAGGACACCGCCCAAGGCGCGCAAGGTGGCGAAGCCTCAGAAGGGCGAGGCCAACGGTAAGCAAAGGAACAAGACGACGCGCACTGTCAGCAACGACGATGCCGCGTCGGCGCAAACCGGTATTCGCGATATGGACGAACACGAGCGTCGCGAATACGCAATCAGACGGCTGTCCGCGATGGCCAAGGCTGACGATCAATGACTGTACTAACGACTGCAAATATCTCTGAGATCTATCACATCCTGTATCCTGACGGGATCATCAACCACGTGCTCCCCGCGTCCCCCATGTTGGGGCTCATGGGCAAGTGGAATGGCTTCTACGGAGCATCCAAGTATCTTGATTGGATGATTGACGCCGGTGGTGGCGCACACTCAACGTTCTCTGTTGCCCAGGCACAAGCAGGAGTTCCAGATCACGAGAAGCCAAACATCGTGCGCAAGCCGTTGTACGCTGTTCGTCAGCTTGCTCGGGAGGCCATGCTTGCCTCTAAAAGGAACCCTGGCGCTCTCGTCGACGCGATGAAACATCAGACCGAGACGGCGATTCTTGAGCTCAAGAAGCGAGCTGGTTCGCTCATCTGGGGTGATGGTACTGGAGCAATCGGTCAGATCTCTTCAGGGTCAACCGTAGGCAGCGCTACCATCACGTTGTCCGACGCGACTCAGGTCATCAACTTCAGGAAGAACGGAGTTTACAACACGTTCACGACTGGAGACTCGGCAGTGAACGTTGGCGACGTCACTCTAACGGTTGTCAACGAGGACTCTGGAGCACTGTCGTGCGGCACCACGTGGAGCGCTCAGTCTACTGGTGTTGCAGCGTCGGACTACATCGTCCCGAGTGGAGATTATCTGGCTGTTCCGAGTGGGATCATGGGCTGGAACCCCACGACGCTACCCACATCAGCAGCTGTGTGGTTCGGCGTCGACAGGCAGAACAGCGTGGCGATGTGCGGACAGCGTTACTCCCCTAGCGCAGGAAGCATTGATGAGGTCATCCTCGATGCGCTCGCGATGTTCCGCGGTGAAGCGGACTCGCTGTTCATCAATCCACTGGACTGGGGTTCCTTTGCGAAGCAAGCGGGCAACTTCCAGAGAATCAACAAGAATGCCATCGGAGCAAACGGGAAACCGATCGCGAGCGTTTCGTATCAGGCGATCGTGGTGAATGGTCCAAAGGGTGCGGTGAACGTATACGCTGATCAGAACTGCCCACGTTACGTAGGCAAGCTCATGAATATCAGCGACTTCCAGCTGTGGTCCCTTGGCAACCCGTTCGAACTAATCACCGAAGGAATGGGCACCGGAGGCGCGATTGCGCTGTCGAGCGCTGACGGAGTTGAGATCCGTTTCGGCGGGTACTGGAACACCGTGTTCAAGAACATGCGCAACGTCATGCACATTGGGTTCCCGGCGTAAGCAATCAGCTGAGCAAGCAATCTAGCTAAGGGGCGGGAATCCGCCCCTTGCTGAAAGGTTCACATGAATGGAATCTATAGTGATCTGAAGGTCGCGCGACGTGGATGCGTCGTTTACTGCGGCCAGTTCACCACTGCGAATACCTCGACGCCAACGAGCCAGGTTGGCAAGATGGCGACGGTAACTCGCAGTGGCGTCGGCACGTTCGTTGTCACGATCCCAAAGAAGCTGAACACCATCTTCAAGGTGGCAAGCGTCGACAACAGCGCGACTGACGACAAGGTTGCCGTAAGGCACACCGTCGCGACCACCTCTACAACGACCACGATTACCATCGTTGTTTATGACGTGTCTGGCGCTGCAGCTGCTGACACGACTGGACAGATCGTTGACTGGATGCTCGTGCATTGTGGAGCGACTGACTGATTGAGGTAACGCATGAACCGAGATGAACTTTTGCACGAGATCAGAGAAGCAGCCGACATGGTTGATTCCGAGTTCATCTCGGATGAGACACTCGACGGTTGGGTTGACACATCGTTGCGCCAGCTGCAGTTCCTGCTGGTTGAGCGCTACGGCGCCGAATACTGGGCGAAGCATACCTGGATTCAGGTGCGCCCTGGAAGCGATCCAACCGTCGCGTGGCCTCGTCCAACGCTGAATCCAGAGTCCGAGATCCCAGGACCGGACACTGGATACTCGACATCGTACTCGTTGCCAGACGAGTTCAATATTCTGGTGCGGTGCAGCTTCGTCGAGGGCACCGTGACGCGCGTTACTGGAGAGGTTGGGACCACCTCTTCTCACGAAGTGAGGCGCACCGACCTGTGGCAGGTGAACACCTCAAACAAGCTCATCTACCCGATGCATGCGCTCGAGACACCGACGCAGCTGATGAGCTATGACCCAGCCGACTGGATTCAGCACGAGGTTGGGTACCGGCTACGGCACGGTCCAATCAATGCGTTCTCGCTGTCTGGTTACGACGGGGCGACACCCGTCTACACGATTGCCAACCACATGGGCGCGGCAATTGAGTTCTTGCCAGTCCCCAAGTCGTACTACGCCGTGCAGGTGACGTACGTTCCGGCGCCAAGTCTTTTACCGAACCATCCGCACATTGGGTACGTGGTGGCAGACTGCGCCGCACAGTGCCTCGAGAAGCAGGGTAGCGACTCAAGCTTCCAGCGGCAGCGACAGGCGCTCGAGGCCAAGCTGCTGGAGACCAGTGTAAGCTCGCCACGCAAAGCGCTACCGAACAAGATTCGGCGCGTCAACAGCACCAACAACATCGGAGCTGGTTCGTTCCCGAGGTGGCCGTACCGATGAAGGCAACACAGGCACGCAAGCTGGATAACCCGGCAGTAAAGGTCGTGAAGAGCGATCGCGACGACGTGTCCGAGCTCGCTCGCCAGGTGGGCGAGATGATGCGTTCGCCAAACCTGTTTGCCAAGGGAACGATTCATGAGTTCAACGCAACCGCGGTACCAGTAAGTGTTGCGTTTACCCACGGGCTCGGACGTATACCAGATGGTTGGATACTCCTCGAGCTGATCGCCGCAACTTCATACATGCCATACGAGACCTCTGGCACCAGGACTTCTTCGCAGCTGTTCTTGCAGTTTGACACCATCTGCAAGGGAAAGGTCTTGATCTACTGATGGCATCGCCACTCGTGCCGCAACGCAACTCGTTCATGTTCATTGGTGGGCAAGAGCAGTCCGCGTCACCAGAACTATTCGATTCGCCGAAGCTGGTGAAGGCGCACAATGTCTTCTTCAATCGCCAGGGCGAGCTCATGAAGCGTCGTGGGTGGCACGCGCAAGCAGAGGAAGTACATGGGTACGACTACCTCCCGATCCCAGATCGGGTAGCAGCTCGCGGAAACGAGGCGCTCTGGATTGGTGAGACGCGCGATGGGTACTATGCCGATCACCTGCCAGTTTCACTGATTGCCAGGGCACAGGCTGAGTCGGACAACGAATTCACCCCAGTTCACTGGGTTACCAAGGGTCACATTGGGAGATTCTCTTCGCAGAAGATCCTCGAGTTCTCGCATTCGCAGTCTGGGCTTCCTCCAATCATGTGGGACTGCGCGTTCGCCGGAAACTCTGAGGTCCTGTATGGGAACACTGATGGTGTGGTGTGCTGCGTCTGGGCTACGCTCGAAACGTCGGTTTCCGTGCGCATCGAGTACGCGGTAATCGACATCAGAACGCGAAGCATCCTGCACCAGGAGGTGCTCGCAACTACCGCGTTGATTGGCACAATCTGCAGAGTAATTGGCGTGCGCCATTCATCTGGCAGTTGGTACTTTCACATCTTTTACGTGGATGACCAGGTTTCGTACCTGTACGGGAACGTGTACCGCGTCTACGTGAATGCTGGCGCTCCTTGGAGCCACAGTTCGCCATATCTGATGGCAACCGACGCCACCAACTTTGACGTCTGCGTGAATGATGATGACGACACGATCGCTCCAGAGAAGCGCGTGTTCATCGTGAAGTCCACGTACGGCGCAAGCGAGCTGAACGCCTCGATGTACGTTCCGGAGGGGTCAGGGACTCTCACGTACACGTCTGGCGACACGATGACGATCGACTCGGTAACGTCGGCTGTACCTGTCTACTGGAGCCTTCAGTGTGCATGCGATCCAGTTGGCCTTTCTGTTGCAGCACATCTTTCGGTGCTCGCATCTGGCTGCGTCGGGACTCCGTCTAACGTCTACGGGCTCTGGCACGTCGCGGCCTACCCGAGCTCGACGTTCACTGAGATCGACAACATTGTCACTGCCAGTGGCGCTGACGCAACCAGCGACGGTAGGGCAGGGTGTCAGATTGGTTGGGCTGGGGTCTTCTCGCTCAGCAGCACTGACCGCTACGACAACTATTGGCTCACGTGGGAGCGTGACGACGGTGAGACTCAGGGATTGCTGGCGCTGTTGATGCAGGCAATGGCGGCCGCGCCTCTGTCCCCCGAGACGCCGCGGCTTGCCACGTCGTCGATTCGCCCGTTCGGGCGCCCCTGGTACCACAACGGGCAGACGTACGTCCCCACGGTGCGCGGAGTGATTGCCGATGCGTGCGTTGTGGAGTTCGTTGGCCCGTATCGCGCTGGGTGGACTGGTGGTGACCCAGCAACCAACTATCGCGTGTACGGACGCATTCTGGGGGGAGAGATTGCCAACGGAGCAGACGGGGCACTGCAAGACTACCCGATGTGCCGCGGGCGCAACTCGGTGGTGCAGTCGTGGCACCAGCGTGGACGGTTCTATACCGTCTATCCAACCGTTTCGGTGAGCGGGCAGGAATACAATCTTGCGCTCATGGATCTCGACACTCGTGAGCCAGAGCGCTTTGGGTGGGGCACCCTCGACCTGTGCACGGTATTCGCTGGCTCGATGCCGTGGGTCTACGACGGTGGGCAGGGACACGAGATGGGCTTCCCGTGCCGCCCCCAGTCTGATCTTGGCGAGATCACGGTGCTGAACGTCACGGACACCCCGAGCATGACAGCGGGGACGTACCGGGTAGCCGCGTGCTGGGAGTCCGTGGACTCGATGGGGCGCATCACGCGCTCAGCGCCATCGTTTGGCGGCTCGGTCACCATCGGAGCCGGGGAAGTGATTCAGGTCACGTACACCCCGCTGTGCGTCACGTCGCATCCTGAGTGCCGTCTGGTGGTCTACGTTTCTGATAGTGCTGGGGTCAACTATTACCGCAGCATGCAGGTAATCGAGAACACCTGGTACCCAACCGGGGACGTCTCGGTGAACCTCACCCCAGCCATGCTGTTTCGCGACGGCGTGCCGACATTGTACACGAACAGCGGCATCCTGGCGAATGTCCCGCCACCAAGCATCCGGTTCACTTGCGTATGGCAGAACCGAGTATGGGGCGCAAACGGATCGACCATCTGGTACACGCGAGAGACTGTCAATGGTGAGGAGTTCGCGTTCAATGACGCACTGTCGTTCCAAGTTCGCTCGGACGTTACGGGAATTATCGGCTTCGACGATCGACTACTCATCTTTGCGATCGACGGAATCTACTGGATTAGCGGAGATGGTCCGACAGATACGGGCACAGGAGGGACATTCACCCCACCCCAACGTTTGCCCACCCAGTTTGGTTGCGTTACAGCGAATTCTCTCTGCCGAGTCGACAATGGCATCGTATTCCAGTCTTCGCGCGGAATCGAATTCATCGACCAATCGCTTTCCCCCAGAGTCATCTCAGGAGGCATCGCGGAGCGTTTCACGGGAAACGCGAAGCGTCTCAGGGTGCTCGCGGCAAGCTGGGACCCAGAGTACCAGATCTGCAGATTCGTCACCTGGGATGATAGCGCAGCCAACACCGAGCGAGCTATTGCTCTATGGCACTCCCAGTTCGACGAGTGGACAACCCAAAGCAACCCAACCGTCACCCTCACTCCGTCGCGTTCTCTTGTAGTTGGGGATATCGTTCGAATCCTCGACGGCAACTGGATGGCGGTCTACGATGATCTGGAAGGCGCGTACTACGAAGACCCGTCATGTTACTTGATGCGCGAGAGGCGCCCTGGAGAGTGGGCAACGTATCTGTACACTGACGGGATCCAGAACTACGGCGTCGGGTACCAGATCCACGTCGAGACAGCGAATCTGAAACTCGATTCGCTACTTGGGTTCACGCGCGTCTGGAGAATCTACGTCTTCGGGCGTGACAACAATTCGTATGCCGGGTACGAACTTTCGTACGCGCACGATTACAGATTGCAGGCCTCGTCCACCAGGCAATGGGACACCGACGAGGCGGTTGATGCTTGCTACACTGATTCACCGCATCACTTGATGTTCGGAATTCATGTGAAGTACCAACAATCGAAAGCGATGCGGATTATCATCAAAGACATCCCGCGGGATCCAACGTACGAGTCGTACGCGTTCGTCCTGCTTGGCTTTGGAATCGAATGGGGCCAGATGCCCGGAACTGGGCGCGGCCGAGAAAAGGCGAAGAAGTAATGGGTCTATTCGACGATATCGTAAAGGGAGTCGGTGGAGCAGTAGGCGGGATCGCCAAGACTCTTGTCGGTGGAGTCCGGAGTGTTGGCTCTGGGCTCTGGGGTGGAATCAAGTCTACGGTTGGCGGACAGACGTCATTCTCACCCGACGTCTACACGCTCAACCGAAACCAGTGGATTGATGAGGCACAGCGAGCGCAAAACGCACGGCAGCAGCAGGACTACCTGACGCAGCAGTACCAAAGAACCATTGAAGGGAATGGACCTTCGGTGGCTGAGCTGCAGCAGCAACAAGGCCTTGCCGAGGCGCTCCGGAACGCCTCCACACTTGCGGCGAACGCGCGCGGTGTGTCGCGTGGACTTGCCCAACGTGAGGCTGCGTACGCCGGAGAGGAGGCCTCTTCACAGGCGATGCGTGACGCAGCACTGCTGCGCGCTCAAGAGCAGCTCGCTGCCCGCGAGCAGATGGCATCTGTGGTTGGGCAGCAACGCCAGCAGGACCTGACAGCCCAACAGCTCGAGCTCGAGGCCGAGAAGGCAAACCAGCAGGCGGTTGGGCAGCAACAGGCTACACAGGCTGGGGTGTCGACTGGCAACGCTGAGCGGGCACAGAAGGGCACTGGTGCCGGCCTGGCAATGGCTGCACCGCTCATCGGGCTTCTCTCGGACGTGCGGGCAAAGACTGATGTGCAGCCCACGAGCGCGAATTGGGGGGAGGCCTTGTCACAGGGGCTCACCCGATCCCCCATGGGGGCCCCAGTGGCCGCGGCAGCCCCGGTTGCGACTCCGTCCATGCAAGCTTCCGCTAATCCGGTGGCGGGATACTCTCCGGTGAACCCCCAGGCTTTGGCCGCTTCGATGGGTACCGCGGATCCAGGGATCATCTCTGCACTATCTTCCGGGCTGAGCTCGGCTGGTGCCGGGCTCATGAGTGACAAGCGATCCAAGGAAAACCTGGGCCCTGTCGACGCTTACGAGTTCTCGTACAAGCCTGAGTTCGCCGAGCAGATTGCCCAGAAGGACGCGGCTGGGGTTCCTCCGGAGGCGCGAGGAATGGTCCACGACATGGCGTTCGCCGACGCTCTCACTCCGCGGCAAGGAGTGATGACGCAGGATCTCGGGGAATCACCAGATGGCAAGAAAGCAGTGATAGATGGCGAGATGCAGGCTATCGACCAACGGCGTGCGCTTGGGTTCCTGCTGGCGAACCAAGCCGGACTAAACAAGCGACTTGAGGCGCTCGAGGGTGGCGGGCGTCGTGCTGGCAAGAGCAGCGGGAGGGCACGATAATGGCCGCCCCCGATTGGGTTACTGAGCGACTCGCCCAGATTGAGTCCTCCGAAGAGCCACTGATGTCGGTAGATCCGGGCACCCAAGCGCCGCAGTCACTGCCAGGAGGCCTTGGATGGGAGGCACGCACGATCTCCCCCCAGCAACCTCAGGTCCAACCGCAAGTGCCTGCCGGGCCCCAGTCTCTGCCTCCTCAGCAGCTGATGTCGGTACCACCTCAGCAAGAGGCCACATACTCGGAACCGCTTGTCTCAACCGATCCTAGCCAGTTTACGGCACAGGTGCCCGAGTACCCTCAGTTGCAGCCTCAGCCTCAGCCAATGGGAGGGCTCGGGATGCTGACCAACGCGTACGTCCAGGGGACGCGCGGGTACGTTCCGGAGCGCATCGCCAAGACCGGAGAACAGTGGGTGCAGCGTGGCTTTGGACCGATGCCAGGAGACGTGCCAACGGCGCTGCCAAACCGCCCCCTGCCAGGCGTAGACGACCCGACTCCTGAGCAGATGGGCAAGCCCATCATCACCAAGCAGGGGCGCACACTCACCGACGCCCAGGGTAGGCCGCTGTATCAGCGGGTGGTTCAGAGTGGCAACAGACGTATGGTCACGACTGAGACGTACTCAGATCGGTACCAGCGCCTGTTCCACGAGAACGCTGCCAAACGCGCTCCAACCGCTGTGGCACCGTCCCAGTATGAGCGCGCCCGCCAGGCCACTGGTGAGGCCGAGGGGGAGGCGCTGCTCGACCAGAGGTTGGCAATCCAGAGCCAGGAAGACCAGCAGGCACAGGCGGAACGCGACGCGTACTTGGTCGGCCGGGGTCTCGCTGACAGGCAGCTGCAGATTCAGCGCGACGAAGAGGCACGACGTGCCGCTGTTGACCGCCACGTCAGCGACGTGGTGCAGACGCTGAAAAAACAGGAGCGGTTGGCAGCGGTCAATCCGGTCTCCCAGTATTGGGACTCGAAGTCGTTCGGCGACCGCCTGAGGATCTCGTTCGCTATCGGACTCGGGGCAGCGGGGCAAGCGCTGGCGGGCGGCCAGAACGCGATGCTCGACCTCGTGAAGGCAGAGATTGACGGCGAAGTTGCCAAGCATCGCGCCATGGTTGACACCGTTGGTACCGAGATCGCCGCAAAAAGAAGCCTGCTAGGCGATGCGATGTTGAAGTTTCGCGACCCACAATCTGCGGACAACGCGCTCAGGTGGTTGTTCACAGCACAACTAGAGAACCAGCTACGGAGGCAAGCAGCACGCGAGAGAATGACTGAACTCCGTGCCCAAAAGAGCATGATGGCTGACCAGCTCGCGGTCGAGAAGGCGAAGTACGAAGAGCAACTCGTCGGCGCAGAGCGCACTGCTGCGTACGCATGGCAGCCACCAAGGGCAACTGGATACGCAGGCGGGATCGCCGGACTTACAAGGCTCGCGAAGGATCTTGCTCTCACCCCAGAGCAAGAGCGTCAGATGAAGCTCGAGTACGTAAAAGGCGGCCCATGGGCAGCCGACGAATACATGAAGAGCATTACTGGGCAGCCACCGGCGCTCGGAAGAAACGAGCTTGCACAGGCAAGATTCGACCAGGAACACAAGGTTCAGTTGCCAGGGGGAGGAATCGGATACGTAAAAAACAAGAACGACTTCGAAGCTGGAATGTCATCTCTGGACAACATGACTGACAGCCTCAGACAGTTGCGTGGCTTTGCGACCAAAGGATCGGCTTGGAACGCAACTGATAGAGCGAATGTAAAGGCTATATCTGACATGGCAATGGGCGAGGTTCGCGTGATGCTGGGCCTCGGTGTCATGTCCGAAAGCGACAAGGAATTAGCCCAGGGTCTTACTGGCGAATTCGTCAACGATCGGTTTTCGATGGCGGACAAGTTGGTTCGGTTGGACATGTTGACTACCTTGGTCGACAGGAAACGTAAGCAGTACGAGCAACGCATCACGCTCGACCCGAACGCAAACATCCCGTACCAGACCAAGATCCGCACAAGGCAGGCGAAGTAATGGTCGGCAAGGCGCAAGATTGGGTAACGATGGTGGACCCCTCAACGGGGTCAGCGGTTGAAGTACATCCAGACGACGTTCAAGCGGCACAGGACGAGCAGGGGCTCACCATCGAGACGCCTGAACAGGCTGGCTTGCGCCAGTATCAGCAAGGGGAAGGAAGAACTTTCGTCGAGGGAGCGAAGTCGTTCGGCGAGCACCTACTCAGCAGCGCAACACTCGGGGCATTCGACTGGGCCGCGTCACAATCCCCCGAGTACCGCGAGGCGCGCAAGATGCGCGACGCGACCTTCAAGGCCCCCAGCGTGGCGGGGGAAGCCGCAGGGTTCCTGCTACCAGGCCTTGGAGAGGTGAAGGCCTTGGGCGTGGCAGGGAAGGCGGCAAAGGTCGTCGGAGCGCCTGTTGCCGCTGTCTCTCGTGTAGCTGGCACCGCAGGAAGGACAGTTGAGCGGGTGCTCGCCGGCGAGGCAGCTGGCGGCGCCAGGGCAGCAATAGCCAAGGTCGCTGGCGGGGCTGTCACTGGAGCGGTTGAAGGAGGCGCAATCGGGGCCGGACAGGCGCTGACCGAGGCATCGATTGAGAACAGGGACCTGACGGCAGAGATGCTGCTGTCGCACGTCAAGGGCGGCGCAGAGTTCGGAGGTCTGCTCGGAGGCGCGGTGTCAGCCGGTGCCAAGGCTTTCAGTGCCATCGGTCGCAAAGGAGTAGAGATAGCCGGTAAGACACCGGTGATATCTGACATGCTCGGTGGGACGCGCGGGGCAGCTGCTCTTGGGGAAACCAAGGCGCTCACTGCCATGGGCGCCCTCGGGAGCGACATCAAGCGCATCGTGAAAGAAGGCGGTCCAGATGCTCCGGCGCGCATTGGACGTCGCATCCTGGAAGAGGGTGGGTTCACTGGTGAGGGCGCCATGGGGCGCGCCGTGCGCCATGACCTAGACTCGGCAAAAGAGCTCGCTACAGAGCGGGTGAACCACTACGGAGAGCGAATCAGCAAGGTCTACGACGATCTTGAAGCCACTGGCCAAAAGGCGAACGTGGCAACCGTGATCCAGGATGTTGAAACACGCGTGCTTGCCAAGCTACGCGAGAGCCCATTCCGCCCTGACCATGCTTTAGCGAAGCGCATCCAGTCAGATCTCGAGCCGTTGTATGCTTCAGTGCGACGCGCCGATGACATTCGCGTGGCCCGCGAGCTCGGTGACAACATCTCCGAAACGTACACCAAGCTCAATGCGGCATTGAGTGGCAAAGCAACCATCAGTCGCCCGCTGTTGACGTACTTCGAGCGAGAAGCGTCGGTAACCCAACAGCACCTGCGAACCATTGGGCTAGGAAGCGCGGCGAAGGAACTCGAAGCTGCCACCTCGTACCTTCGATATGCGTACGAGCAACTGAACCGCGGGGGAAAGATTGGCAGCAAGTTCAACGGGAGAATTGCCAACGCCAAGCGAGCGTTTTCGCGGTTCCAGGCAACCCTCGACTCTTCAGCAAAGAGTGGTGGAGTAGCTGAGCTTTCGTACAAGGAATTGTGGAAGCTACGTCAGCGCGTCGACAAGCAGGTGAAACATTGGGGTACCACGCAGGACCCGCGAGCTTCTGCTTACCAGGATCTGCGCACTGTTCTAAAGGACCAGGTTGATGCGCAAGCGTCGAAGACAGGGCTTGCGAAAGAGTTCCGCGAGTCGAACGCTGGTTACGCCGATTGGATTCAGGTCAAGCGAATTGCCGAAGAGCGAGCGGCATCAACTGCCGGTAATCGTTCTGTAGGGCTTACCGACACCATTGCAGGCGTGGGGAGCGCAGCTGTTTTCGGTGGGGGAATTGGCGGGCTCGCAGCCGGCGCAGCGTCGATATTGGCGAACAAGTTCATCCGCTCTGCTGCGGGAGACAGGGTGATGGCCACGGTAGCGAACAGCTACTCGAATTGGCGCAAACTCACCCAAGCCACTTCGGACACGGCTCAGCAGATCTCAACTCGGGTTACGAATTCGATTCGAACCGAGTCAGCGAAAGCGAATCTGATTGGGTTCACTGAGCGCGTCACGTCGCAATTCAATCGCCAGCGTGACGCTGTACTTGCTCGGGAAGACCAGCGTGACAAGTACGTCGCATCATTCCACGATGCGTTGGCTCCCGTGATGGCCGGAAACCCTGATCTCGCAGAGTCCACGGCGCTTGTCCTGTCGCGCGGAAACGCGCATCTTGCAAGCATTCTTCCCACCTCACCAGGGTTCAGTGACCTGATGAGCGGCACCAATCTAGACCCTCAGGATGTTCCGGAGAGTGAGAAACTCGGGTTCCTAGATCGCGAGAAACTAGTTAGAGATCCAACGCGCATCATTGGTGACATGCGGGACGGAACCATTACCCCCGAGCAGGTTGAGACGTTGCGCGCTACCTCCCCCGAGTTGTACTCGTTGATGTCGCGGGCGCTCGTGTCGAAGTTGGCAGATCAGGCATCGAGGCAACGCGTCCCTGATTACCAAGACAGGTTGAACGCAGGGATCTTCCTTGGGGTTCCAGTTGACGCAACAGCGCGACCCGAAGTGATTGCAGCTTACCAGCGTGTTCACGCCCTGATGAAGGCACAGCAACCGCCACCGTCAGCAGCGAGACCATCTGGGACTTCCTTGAAGCGCTTTGCGCGCAACAGAGCCAATTCGACCGACGACAGAGAATCTTAGGCGAGACAGCGAGGATACATGCCAGAAGAAACCATTGAAGAGCAACCGCGGTCTGGGAACACGGACTACGGCAGAATCGCACTCGATGCAGTGAACAGATTGGAAGTAAAAGTGACCAAGCTCGAGGAGCTGTTCGAAAAGGAGATCAAAGGAGAGATTCGTCGGGGGAACGCACGATTCACCAAGGTTGTAGCCTCGGTAACTTCGGTTGCGATGGCGCTCATTGGAGCGATGACGCAGTATCAAGTATCGTCAGCTCGCACACAGACAAGTCAAGACGTTGTGCAAGCGACTCGCCAAGAGTCGCAGTTGACAGAAAAGGCTCTTGAGAGGATCATTCAGGAGTCAACGAAGCGTGCGCTCGACGATAGACTGCACGCAGAGAAACTGGCAGAGAAACTGGCGAAAGAACAGAAGGAGAAACTGGAGAATGATTAGAATTGCACCAATGTTGTGCCTAGTGACGTTCATTGCGGCTGGCGCTACCAACGGATGCGCAGCGTTGCCATGGGCAAAGACAGTGAATGACCTTGCCCAGGACGCGTGCGAGTCGGCATTGTCCACGCGTTCAGAGGTCGCTGAAGCAGCGAAGATTCGTGGGTATTCGGTGTCCCAGTGGACCGAGGCACTGTGCAAGGTGTCGGATATCGTCGACATCTTTCTCGCGACTCGGCCAAGTGAGCAAGCGAACAAGGCTGTTCAGCAAACCAAGTCCGACCTTGCTGTGAAGGTTGGTAAGGAAAAGGGGCTGCTGTAGAGATCAATGGGGCGCTTCGGCGCCCCGAACCAAAGCGGAGCGAATGACGCAATGACCAAACATGCAGAAGCAATCAAAGGTGCGCACGGAAAAGAGATCGTGGAGGCTTGCGCACGTGCAGCTCACGAAGTGAAAAGAGCCTACTGCATCGCAATCGATGCCGACATCCCATTGGGATGGAACGATGTCACAGAAGAGATACGTGAGTCGTCACGCGACGGTGTGTCAAGCGCATTGAATGGCGCAACACCAAAGCAGTCTCATGAGAACTGGATGAAGTTCAAGCTCGAGCACGGGTGGAAGTACGGACCTGTCGAGGACGAGGCCAAGAAAGAGCACCCGTGTCTCGTTGAGTACGAGGCGCTTCCTGAATCGCAGCGAGTGAAAGCTGAGATGTACTTGATGACCGTGCGCGTTGTTGCGCGCTCGCTGTGCATCTCGTTCGAGCGAGGGGATCTCCTTCCGCCCGTCATGGCAACCATCAACGACTCGAGTTCAGTACCAATCAACAGGCTGTGAGGAAACATGACAGTTACCCTAGAAACCGTAGCCAGGAACGCGGCATGTGATGGCGTCGTTGACCTGGTTGATTCAGGAGCGGGAACAGCAACGCTGGTTTGCTACACCGCTGCCGACGCCACGCTCATCACAATCAATCTGCCGAACCCGGCATTCGGCGCAGCGTCGGTTGGTGTCGCCACCGCCAACGGTACACCGCTCTCCGGGACAGCGTCTGCGACCGGAACTCTCGCCAAGTACGCCGTGTTCTCGCGTGACTCCACCAAGCTGTGGGGTGGAAGCATCGGGACATCAGGAGCTGACATGATTGTTGACAACACATCAATCACGAGCGGCCAAACCATGAACGTCACCAGCTGGACTCACAATCAACCGGCATAACGGAGTGAACCATGTCCGCACCTACCATTCCTACTCCGTGGTGGAAGACCTATGCGTCAGTCGCAGCAGCCATCGACTGCAAGGCTGTTGACCCTTCAGGGAGGGGGCGTCACGCAATAGGCATTCAACCGTCAGCAACCGGAACAGCGGTGCTACGCCATGTCGGCGGAAGCGTCGGAACCGACGAGACGGTGTACCTTTTGGCAGGCGTTCCGTTCTACGGTGAGTTCGATCAGATCGTCAGCGGAACAGCAACTAACTTCGTCATCTACTGGGACAGGTAATCATGATTGGCCTCGGATCTGGAACTGTAATGGCTCGCGGTCTGCAAGTAGAGGAAGCCTTTGCGGACAGGGTTCCGGTTGCCGGGGCCACTGTGATTGCGCCGCTTCACTATTCGTGGAGAAACCTTGGAAGCGCAGGTGGCTCGTTTGGCCTTACAAGCGCGCCATTGATAGCGTCAGGCGGAGCCACTACAGACGGAGTTGATGATTGTTGTCTGTTGACAGCCGATTCCGGAACTGACTTTACGTTTTTCTGCGTGTCAAAGTTCAATACAGGATCAATATCCAACTCCGTCATGTTCACCGCTCATGACCCAAGCGCAACAGGAGGATGGGGAGTCAGGCACGGAGGAACAGCTTTTAGCTTCTTTGCCACTGGATACGCAGCGTTCTCTTACGGAACGTTGGACCTTTTACCTCACGTGTTCTGCGTCAAGAGATCTGGCGTTGACGTCTACTTCTATCTCGACGGTGATTACGCTGGAACTCTTGCAGTTGGGGCGAACGGATCGGGGATAAGGCTTGGCTGCAGAGTCTATGCTGGTGCAGCTGTGGATTACGGAAAGGCATCAACTCACAACGTGATTCAGTACGCCTCTGCATTAGGTGACACGGACAGAGAAGCGGTCAGGGACTTCTTGATCGTAGAAAAGTGATACACCATGTCATTCGGAACCAACACTTCAATCACCATCACTCTTGCAAGTCTGGCGTACAGTTCAACGCTACTTACTGGACGGCAATCAACCCAATTCGATATCAGTTCGTACAAGAACGTCACCATCGGAGGTCGCATAACCACCGGAACATCACCAACTGCAGGATCACCGATTGAAGTGTGGTTCGTTGGGCTTTCGCCAACTGGAAGCTATCCAGACGACTTCGGCGCAAGCGACGCAAGCGGTCTTGCGGTGACAAGAGAGCAACTCTGGACGTATGGGCATCTATTGGCGAACATGATCGTTTCGTCGGATTCGTCGCAAGCGTACTCGTTCAATGCGGCGCTGTCACAACACTGTGGAGGATGCAACATCTACAAGTACGGAATCCTGTTCGTGGTGAACGGGACTACCGTCGCTCTCAACGCAACCGCTGGCAACCACAGCCTGTACTACTTTGGTGAAACGTGAGAGTTTACTCCCCACGACTGGACAAGCGACATCCGATCAATCGCGGATGCGTGTTCGCGTGGGATGCGCGCAATCCTACGTGTGACGCGGCCAAGGGATACGCCGGAACACTCGTAGGCTCGATAACGCAAGGTGCAACCAGTTCCCTTGGAACAGCAGGCAAGAAGTTCGGTGGGAACTGGTACTACGAGGATTGCGTTCAGTTCGGTGACCATCAGTACACCAACACGCTTCACGCGACACCAGCAACGTGGGTGTACTACTACAATCAAGTAACCTCGACCAACTTGAGTCTTGGTTGCCATTGCGACTACTTCTCTTCTGGTGGTTGGACATTCGGTACGTACTACGAGCTTGCTGCGTACTTCAAGCTTGAGCTCATCAGGAGCTCGACTGATGTTCGAGCAACATTCACTCCGCCAGGAACAGGGGAGCACGTGTTGGTGTGCACGTACGATGGCACCAACAACTACAGCGGCATTGTCGCGTACTTCGACGGAACTGCAGCTGCACGTGGTGACTCGTACAATCAGGATGGCTCGGGGATTGGGTACCCGGTAACTCCCGGTGACCCGTTGTGCATATCGACCAATCGCTTTGAGACCGCTAGCTCGTTCGACGGTACCATCTATTGCGCACGAGCGTTCAACCGCGTTCTGGACGCTCAGGAGATCGCGCTCATTAGCAGCGATCCGTACCTTGGCCATGAGTCGTTCATCAGGAGGGTTTACTCCACAGGTGGGACAGCGATCTCGGCATCCTCTGCTGAGTCGGCGTCTACTCAGACCGATGCCATTGCTGCTGCTGTTCTAGTTTCTTCGGCGCTCACAGAGATTAGAACAGGGCAAACAGACAACATTGCCGCGGCATTGCTCATTGCAAGTTCTATTGCCGAGGCGATTGGAGCCCAGACTGAATCGTTGGCATCCGGAGTGCGAGTAAGCGCAACTTCCGCGGAGTCAGTGTCGGCGCAAACCGAATCGCTGAACGCTGGCAGCAGTGTGAATGCTACTTCGTCGGAGTCAGTATCTGCCCAAACTGAGTCAGTGGCATCCGCCATGCCAATTGCCTCAGCGTCTACAGAGTCTGCTTCGGTGCAAACTGAGAGCATAGTCGCTGGCTCAACAGCAGTGATCTCTGGAAGCGTAACAGAGACTGGGCAGTCACATTCAGAGTCGTTTGCTGCTCAGGTGGTGGTTTCAGCGTCTGTAGAAGAAACTGGCACCTCACAGTCCGAATCGTCTTCTGCCGGCGTGGTGGTATCTGCTACTGCAGATGAGTATTCTGCTGTTCATTCTGATTCTGCGACGGCTACGCTTGTCGTTTCAGCGGCGATTGCCGAGTACCAATCGTACCAAACTGAAACCATCCGCTCGCCTCAGGACGAGTTCAGCGCGTCACTTGAGATAACCGTGACTTCGCAAGCGTCACTTGAGATAAGCTTGACGTTGCAAGCGTCGATTGATGAGGACGTCACTAACTGCAGCGTTGAGGCGGACTTCTTTGGAGTTGCACTATGAGTTCTACAAGTAGAAAAGGCTTTCCAATCGGGTCTCGCATCAAGATCCAGATGACGTTTCGCGACGAAACCGATACGCTCGCTGACCCGAGCCGTGTCACCATTCAGTGGAAAACACCAGAGGGGATCCTGAAGTCAGCGACATACGCGGCTGCAGAGATCACTAGGGACAGTGTTGGTGTTTACTACATGTGGATCACGCTGGACCAATCCCCCATCTACTGGTTTCGTGTCACTGGTTCAGGAACGATTCGCACGACCACCGGAGACTTCCAGGTGCGCGTTGACCCGAGCATGTTCGCCGCGGTTGAATAGGAGGATCCGTGCCACTGAAAAAAGGCAGCTCGAAAAAGACGGTCTCAGAGAACATCAGGCGTGAGATGGCGGCCGGGAAACCGCAGAAGCAGGCTGTTGCAATTGCGCTTTCCAGCGCACTTGAGTTCAGAAAGAGGCAACGCGAACGAAAGCGTTGACATGCTCGAAGGCCAGGGCTACCTTCCAGCCCCAGCGAGACATTGCAGCTCACATGCTCCGCTTCTGACAGGCCCTAAGGTACCCCCACCGCCTTAGGGCCTTGCACTTTTTACGGGGCCTGGTATCCCTGGTGAGGTTACTCACAACAATACCTCGGGAAACCAAAGCAGAACGAGGCCCCCATGGTGGGAGGCCTCGTTTTTCTATTCTGAGCTAAGCTGGACTGAGCTGACCAGTCCCCTCAGAACGGGAAGTCGTCGTCCTGTCCCTGGTCGTAGTACCCGCCCTGAGGCTGTTCAGGAGGCTGCTGAGGTGGCGCCTGGCGCCGTTGCGGATGCTGGCGAGGAACCTGCAGCCGCTGCTGAGCAGGCGGCAGGCTTTGCTGCTGAGGCCTTGGCTGTTGTTGGGGTGGCGGCAGGCTTTGGGGCTGAGGTCTTGGCTGTTGTTGGGGCGGAGGTTGCCTTTGTGGCTGCAGCCGCTGCTGCTTATCCTCTGGCTGTCGGGCTGGTGGCCGTTGCCGATTCTGCGCTTGGGATTGAGACTGTTGGTGCGGGTTCCGCTCGAACCAGATCGCCTGGATATCAGCGTTGATGTTGGCGAGCACGGAGTGCAGTTCAGCCCCTTCGAGCGGCTGTTGAAACTGAATCATCGCCCCACTGCCTGGGCGATTCACGAAGCGAACCTTGGGATACAAGTTCCCTGTTCTCTGAGACACTTCGGTCTCAACATCTAACTCGACATCGTTGTCTTCGATGCCTGTTAGGTCGTTCAGATCTACACCTTTCCATCCGCAAGCGCGCAACGCTCGCTCAGCGATCTCAGTAGCCTTTCCGGGGGAGAATGTGCCAATCCACGACGCGTACCGACCCTTTGCTGGGCCGTCGGTGATCTGAAACACTAGGCACAGCTGGGGATTCCCGTTTTGCGACATTCCCCAGCGCGAGTCTCCTGAGCAACGCGCTGGATAGATCCCAGGCTCCCACTCGAATGCAGCGCGACGTGGCGGTTGTTGTTGCACCTGCTGAGGCGCGTCATTGTCGTCGATGTTTTCCCACATGATTCCTCCAAAAAAGAGTGCGGGCCGCCATGTGGAAGCCCGCAATGCTCTATTCGTTGTCCTGGTCTGTATGAAGCTCCGCGTGCTGACGTTGCGTCTCGGCCACTATCGAGCACAGCTTGTTCTTGATTCGTGAAAGTTGTTGCTGGTTATCACCAGCCTTGTCGATTGACGCAAGCACTTTTGCTTGCGTGTCCTCGTCTACATGCATTAGGTTCTCGCGGATCTCTGCGATGATGTTGCTCGTGCCTCCTGTGACAGCCACATTGATTGCGTGCTCGAGTTCCTCCCAATCGAGAGGAAGACGTTGCGGAATATTGAACCGACTCTTCGCGTCCCACGCTGAGGTTCTAACGCTATGCATGTAGCGTATGTCGGTTGAGGTTGCTCTGACTTTCCCGTTGCGCTCCCGAACGAACTCTTCTTGCTGCGCAAACAGCTGGATGTCGCACCATTCTCGCAAGATCGCCGACACGTGCTTGTGCGTTTTCATCTCGTACCGGTCGTAGTCATCACCGGTTGGGTTTGCGAACGTGCGAACCATCGAATGCGCAAGCACAATTATTGTCATCTTGCGCATGTCGCGCAGTGAGTCTAGCGACGAGCATAGTGCGCGCCACATCTCAGCTGCTGCCTCGTATCCTTTGCCGTATCCTATGTCAACCATGCGTTTTTTGCCCGCGTCACGGCAAACCTTCTTCCAGAATATTGGCTCGATCGCGTCGCTGGTGTCGATCACTAGAGTGCGGAAGTCGTGCTTCTCTGTCTGCAATTGCCGAACAGCAAGCATAACGTCTTCGTACGTCTGTGGAACAGGGAATCGCGCAACATCGAACAAGTCTGAACCGTTCTCTGGGCTCAGAAAGATCGGTGATTGCGACGCGGCGCCGAACGTGGTTTTCCCGACACCTGGGGGGCCGTGGATAACTATGCGTGGCGCCCTGATGATCTTGCCCGCTCGAATGCGGGAGAACATGTCGTTCTTACCAGACTGCGCAGCAGGCATTGCTGTAGTTGCGGCTGCTGCAGCTGCGGTAGCCCTCGCTTGAGCGAAAGCCTCGGTTACTTGGACCATATTACCTCGTGCTTGAGTGATTGGAACTACAAGAGCTCCTCGTGCTTTGCTGACTTTGACACAAACATTGTGAAGTCGTCAATGCTTGCTTCTCCGGTACAGACACCGAAGAACTGGCACATCTTGTTCCACTGGTTGCATCCCTCGTCGTTTCGCGGCCAGTGCCCCAACGAGTCGTACTCGTTGATTGCCTTGAGAGTCAACACCAGGTCGCCCTGAGCATCGCGTTGTCTTTGATCGCTTAGGGTAATGATCTGTCTTCCTGCGAATGACGCTGGAGACTTGGAGTAGCTCTCAAGAATCCTGTCGAAGTACTCGTCCGGTGTCTCGTCCTTGTCACGTTGGTTCGCGTACAGCTTTCCTGTTGCCTTCACGAACTTGCGGTCTTCTTCAGGAGTTGCTTTTAGCGGTCTTATGGTGGGCTTTCGAATCACATCGTAGATGTATCTCTTTGTTCGATACCCGAGCGCGATTGCTCCCTCGAAGTAGTTCGAAACCTGCGAGTTCAACAACAACCTTTTCCAGTAAGGTTCACCTGGTGAGATATCGAACGATGTCGACTTGTGCTCAACGAGTACAGTCTCGTTCTCTTCTGGATCGAATGCAACCACGTCGATCGATCCTACCTGCACATAGTTGCGTAGCTTGCGCCCAGAGTATGGGTTGGCGATCGTCCGCTTGTACCGCTGCTCAACGGCGAGCGGAACAAGAAGCTGATCTTTCCATCTCGAGTGGTACAGCAACAGCATGGCTCGGATTGACGCCAAGTCGTATTCGTTCATCCCCTCTGTCGACTTCAGTTTTTTCGAAGCAGAGTAGAGAGCTGACTCAAGCAACTCGTCCTTGTTCTTTGGTTCCCCGTTGTTGTCGCGTAACTCTACGCTCCACCACGCGTTCATGCCGGCGTGGAAAGCAGTGCCGATGTTCAAAGCGGCTGCATTCTCGATTGGCTTGCGAAGCATGACGTACTGGTACGCACGCTTCATCGGGCACGTGTTGTGACACTTGATCTCAGATATTGAGATCTCTTCTGGAACTTTTTCTTCTGACTCTTGCATACGGCCTCACATGCAAAGGAAGAGTATCAGTGCAGCGAGTAGCACCGGGAACAGAATGACTCCGAATGCTATATCGAGCAGGATACTCGGGTTCGGTTGTCTCATGTCAGTCTCCACGGACGGTCGCAGGACAGTCCTCTGGTTCTGGTTGAGGTGGACGCGGATACTCCACCACAAGGTGGACGTCCTTGTCAACTTCCCTGAACGCGAACGCGAGTATGGCTGCTGAAACGATAACGTTATCGTCGTCTTCAGAACTGAGCACTATGCTCGGCGCAGCCGGGAAAGCTGACACTGTAGGAGGAGGGACATTGACGGCATCCGCGAACGATTCGAACAACGTGAATCGTTTGGTATACTCGTCCAGATCGTGGACGCTACCGTCCACGTGAGTGTACGTGGAAGTTGTGTTACCAGATGCAACGTCGTGGTACTTGACGCGCCGCTCGCACTCTACGGCGCGCACACGTTGGCAGCCACTCTTGTACGGCAACGAAACCACGCCACCGCACCTCAACCGGCACTTGTTGAGTGGCATGCATAGCTCAATGATGTCGATGTACTCTGCGACGGTTAGTCCAAGCTCTTTCGGAGAGATGTACTCACACGTCTCGTCTCGAACCAGGTACTTGTTTGAGCACGCTTCGGCCTTTGCTGCCATGGAACTGAATCCAATTGCACTCGCTGCGCACTTCAGCTCATCGAGCAGTTCGCTGAGAGGATTGTCATGACAAGTCACTGATGAACTCCTTTTTTTCGAACACTGAGTGCAAAGGCACACCTTCAGTACCCATCCAAAGCCTTGTCCTCTGGTCGATGCACCCTGCGTCGAACAGAACGACAGCTCCAACTGGTTCCTTTCCTAGACACGACGTCGCGGCCAAGTACGTCCGGTGCAACGTCATTGACGACTTCACAACGTCGTCAACTAAGATAGCCATTGATGTTTCGCTTAGGGGAAGCGAAGGCCTGAAGAACCCCTTCGCTTCACCCCACTTCGCCCTGTGGTCGTAAGCGACCACCCTTGTTTTGATTCGTGGATCTCCAATGAGTGATGCTGCAGCCATCAGTGCTACAGCGTGCCCTCCAGACATCGGGGCAACAAGGACGAGTTCATCCGGAAGGTGACACTCAACGCCAGAAAGTTCTTCGATCAGCATCATTGCTTGTCCGATGATGTATCCGCCGACTGCGCATCCGATGTTATTCGCTAGGTCTCTGTTCGATACAGCTGAAAGCACGTCGATGGTATCGTAGTCCGATACGTAATGCTTTTTCAGCTCATTGATTGTGCGCTTCCGCATAAGCGAGCACGACTCTTCGTCGTCAATGCGCGCAACCTCGATGGTTGCGTAGTCCGATCCGAGTGGTCCTACTGAACGCGTTTTCCAAGCCTTTACTCTGTCTTCCATCTCTACTACCATCCTTCGGGTTCTTTCATTGTGTCCAGGAAGGCCTGGACGTACTTGTACCGTTGCGTCTCGATTGCGTCTTGGCCGAGCCTGAGCTTCGTCAGTTTCTCGGCGTCGCGCTTCGCACATCGAATCGAGTCGATGTACGCTGTCGCGATTATTGAAGCCCCAAGCCCCACGATTGCCAACGACGGAGCCATCAGCTCTAGCGTTCCCACCATGATGCTTCCTCCTCTGGCTTGAGTGCCAGGTGCTGCCCGTGTTCATTGCCACGGGCAGCCCCAGACAATCAAACTGTCAGAATACCTCCACCGTGATGGTATGCTTCCTGTTGTATTCGAGCTCAGTTAGCTCCAGGTACTTTTTCACTTCTTGAGCCGTGCGAGCTTTCTTGCTCAACTCATCCTCCACAGTACACAGGGTCATCATCCATCCCTTAATACTTGGCGCGCCATCAATCTCAAGCGACAGCTTGCCGGTTGGGGTAATCCCAAGGTGGATGTAGTTCTCTCGAGGCCCCCATTCGATAGATATCGAATCAATCCTCTGTGCACGGTACCACGCGTCAGTACGTATCGCTAGCACACGGAGTTCGCCAACTTGAACACGCAGCACGTTGACGTCACTTGGAACGTCGCTGAATATTCGAACGAAGTCCACCTCGTTGTACTTTGCGGATAACGACCACTTGCTTTGCTTTACTGACTTAGTTTGCTTGGACATTGCATTCCTCCACGCCACTAAGCCCCCAGGAGCATTGCCTCCACGGGGGCCAGCGGCTTCTGTTGACCCTACCAGTTCGCTCCAGTCTCCGGGTTCCACGCAGGCAGCCCGTGTACCTTCAACGCCATAGCCAGTGTAGTAGCGCACGCAGAGCGAGGGCTGAGCGTTGGGGTGTATCCGCTGTGAATCTTGGCGGCCAGGTCATCCCAACTCGAGAATGCCCCTGCGCTGCGCGCCATGCGGTCGAGTCTTTCGGTGTTCTGTGCTTGGTGTGTCATGTTCTCTCCTGACAAGAGTGACTATGTACCATCCTTAGGTGGACGTCCACCTAGATCGACAGGTGGACGTCTTTTTTCTTTGCTCGCCTACTTCAGCTGCTCGCACGACGTGCGACGGTGTGAGGTGCCGTCTAGCATACGAGTCAACTGTTCAGTAATGGCAACAGCCGCGTCTCGCGTGAGGACCCATCCGAGCACAGGCGGGTCAAACGACGGTCGAGAGTGACAGCCAGGCGCAACGTCTATTCGGTATTGCGCCGCTGCGCGAGCAGCTGAGCAACTGCTGTATGCCTTGCGAGTTGCACATTCGACGCGTCGCGCAGGTAACGGTATGGATGCTAGCGGTATCAAGTTGTTCATGATTCCCTCCTACGCCCTCAAGCCCGCCACAGCGTTACCTGTGTTCGGGCTGGGGCGTGGTGGGGTGGCTCGGATACAGACGCATCACCTAGTGCCTGTGCGCATCACGCGGTACGTCCCGCGCGGCCCATGAACCGCCAGGGCCATTACTGCGCCATCTGATAGCCGGAGCACAACAGAGTCGCGCCAGCCGTCTCTGACCTCAGATCTGCACAGGATCAAGGCGCCACGCAATGACGCGCAGTCGCGCGTCGTGGAATGCCTCGGCAGTGATACTCTGTACTTGGCTACCTTCATGTATACCTCCAACACCCCAAGCCCTCCACAGCGTTACCTGTGTTCGGGCGTGGTGGCCGGTGCCAGAGCCAGCCTCAGTAGGCGGAACCGTACACGCGTCTCCCGTTTTCGAGCCTGATGTGCCCCGTTTCACCTGCACCAGCCGACTCTGCCAATGCGTCAGCGTATTGCTCGTCTGTGATCCCCAGATCGTCAGCGGTGAGTTCTTCGTTAGTATCTGAGTCGCATAGCGTGTCGTATGAGTTCATGGTGTTCTCTCCTGACAAGAGTGACTATGGACCATCATTAGGTGGACGTCCACCAGAATCGACATGGTGGACGTCCTTTTTTTCTGAGGCGCAAAAAAACGTAGTTATCTCGTATTGTGCAACCGTCGACCACGAACTCGTCTCCAGCCTCCACTGAACGAACGTCCATGTCCAAGAACGCCTCTATTGGGACGGCCAATCCGAGAAACCTTGGCACATCATCAGACGATGACAGGAACGCAATCGCCTTATCACGCAGCTCATCACTCATGACTTGAGTCCTCTCCTGAACTCTCTCTCAATAATGCGCTCGAGGAACGCGGTGCGTGACTCGTCTTTTGCGGACGCTGCGCTGTCGAGCATCTCTGCCACATCGTTACGGATGCGCAGCGTCACTTTGGTTCGTGTTTCTCTTCGCTTTTCTTCGTCAACTGGCATCGTAAACTCCTGAGTTTTTGGCGCAGTGCGCTCGCGGTGAACACCGATCGTGGGACTCGCTCCTGCGACAGGTACCTACAGATCGCTGACTGCGATAGTCCGATTGCGGTAGCGGCCTTGGCTTGCCCTCCGAGCAGCCCCACCACGTCGCGCAGCAAACGCGCGTCGTCCGTTGACCATGGCTTCGAACTTTGGGGTTGCATCTGTTTATGCCAATGGCATAACCTCCGGTGGACGTCAAGGAGACATGGCAATGATCGGAAACATCAAGAAGAATCACGCGTACAAGTTCACGTTCTCTGTTGCTTTGCTTGCCGGTGGAGGCTTAGCAACATTGTGTTGTGGGCCCAACACACCTGAGCCTTTGCCGCCTATCCCATGGATCGCGTCCACTGGCGGAGCGCATGATCCGTGGGAAACACTGGAGACTGCTGGTGCGGGCGGAGCAACAACTGAAACGGTCACGGCGCGTCCAGCGTTTCCTCAGTGCGAGACTGACACCACTCGACTGAGCCTGATGAAGTCGTTGCCGGTGCGAAAGTTCGGACCTG